TATCGAGAATGACGAGGCAGTCCGCACCCCTGAACAGCGCCAGAAGCTTGAGAACTGGATTTACCGTGCGGCCCTGAAAGTCGGCCCGCCCGACGGATCCATGAATGTGATCTGGGTCGGCACCGTCCTGCATTTTGACGCAGTCCTCGTGCGGGCCGCCAAGCGGCAGATGTGGCGGGTCACCAAGTTCCAGGCAGTCATGCACTGGCCTGACCGGATGGACCTGTGGGACGCCTTCGAGGAGGTCTATCACAATGACGGCGACGAGGCAGCGCGGGCCTTTTACGCCGGGCACAAGGCCGAAATGGACGCGGGCGCCGTGGTCAACTGGCCAGCACTGCAGCCGCTCCTGTGGCTCATGCTGGAGCGCGTCAGCTCGCACGATGCCTTCGCGACCGAATACCAGAACCAGCCGATCAGCGACGGCAATCCGTTTGCCAAGCTGACGTTCTGGAACATTCGCGTCCGCGAGTGGATCCATTTCGGGGCGATCGACCCGTCGCTCGGCAAGAACGGCAAGGGCCGCGACCCGTCGGCAATCCTGATCGGCGGGTTCGATCGGATGTCAGGAAAGATGGACGTGGTCGAGGCCTCGATCCGCAAGCGCCTGCCCGACATCATCATATCCGACACGATCGCGCTCCAGCGCGAATACCGCTGCCTTCTGTGGTTCGTCGAAAGCGTCCAGTTCCAGGAGTTCCTGCGCACGACGATGATGATCGAGGCCGCAAAGCAGGGCGTCGGCATCTCGGCCGTGCCGATCGTGCCGATCGCCGACAAGAACCTTCGGATCGAACGGCTGCAGCCGCCGGTCAAGGCCGGGCTGATCCGGTTCAATCCCGACCATACGACGCTGATCGACCAGCTGCAGCAATGGCCGAACGGCGACCATGACGACGGGCCGGACTGCCTCGACATGCTCTGGCAGAACACCCTGATCTATGCCGGCGGTGGTGCCGCCGGACAGATGCAGACGGCTGCCGCGCCAGCTGATGACAGCAGGTTGGGCGGCTACAGGTTGGGAGGCAGTTGGTGATGCGTTGGCACTTCTGGACGTCTATCCGCGCGGCGGGGGCGGCAGTCGGAGATCTCGGGCTCTGGCTCTACAGGCTTGGAAAGCAAGGGCAGCAGCGCTGCAGGAGGAAGCAATGAGCAGCACGGACATCTACAAAAGCGAAGTCCTTATGCAACTCTTCGTGCAGGGGCCGACCTGGGACGGCAACCTTGTGTCCAAGTCGGAGCGTGGTGCTCTGGTCGAGGCCGGGTTAGCGGATCGGTGGGATGGCTGGAACTACCTGACACAAGAAGGCGTGGAAGCGGCTGTTGCCGGTGGCATGGCTGCTCGCAATTGGGCCGATAAACGCTGGTATAACAAAGCGGCCCTGAAATGAGTGCGTTTGGATCGAAACTGCGGCGACTTGAGGCAGGGCGGGTGATGTTCTGGTGTCCCGGCTGCAAGCATGCGCACCAAATTACCGTCTATGAGGACGCCAACCGCCAGGGGCCGATCTGGGGCTTCGACGGGAATGCAGATGCGCCGACCTTCACGCCTTCGATTTTCGTCAACCCACCTGGACAATACCAATCCCCGGGCTCGCCGTCCTGCCATAGCTTCGTGAAAGACGGGCGCATCCAGTTTCTGGCCGACTGCACCCACGAGTTGGCGGGACAAACCGTTGATCTGCCGGATTGGCCCGGCTGGGGAGGAATTGAATGACCCGTCGCAAACAGAACCGCGCAACCGCCACCTTCGCCGACGAGGCGCCCCGCAAGAACCTGCCGGCCGAGGCGCGGACGCTGATCGCCAATGTCGCGAACGATATCACCATCCCCTATTACTCGGGCGTTCTTCAGCACGCGGATGACACCCTTATCCAGCAGGGTGGCGGCAAGGGGCTGGCGATCTATGACGAGATCGAGCGGGACACACATGCCTTTTCGATGCTGGAAAAGCGCAAGAACACGCTGATCGCGCGCGACTGGGAGGTCGAGCCGGGCGGCGATGCGCCGGCCGACAAGAAGGCTGCGGAGCTGGTCGCGGACTGTATCGACGCGCTGCCGTTCGACCAGATCTGCAAGGACCTGCTGAACGCGACCCTCAAGGGCTTCGCGGTGGCGGAGATCGTCTGGGAGCGTGACGGCGCCACCATCAGGCCGGCCACCATCGTCGCGCATGATCAGCGCCGCTTCAGGTTCGACCGGGACTGGAAGCCGCGGCTTCTGACCATGACCACCATGGTCGATGGCGAACCCCTGCCGGATCGAAAGTTCATCGTCCACCGGGTGGGCGTGCGCGGCAACAATCCTTACGGCCTTGGTCTGGGCACCCGGCTTTTCTGGCCGGTCCTCTTCAAGCGCGAAGGGATCACCTTCTGGCTCCATTTCCTCGAGAAGTTCGCCGGCCCGACCGTTGTGGGGAAAACCCCCTATGGCATGATCACCGAGGAGCAACAGCGCCTCTTGAACACGCTGGTCAGCGTCAGGACCAGCTCGGCCATCACGGTGCCGATCGGGACCGACATCGAATTCCTCGAGGCCTCGCGCGGCGGCACGGTGTCGTATGAGGCGTTCGTCGACTATTGGGACAAGCAGATCTCGATCTGCACGACGGGCGAGACCCTGACCAGCCAAGTGACCGAGGGCGGCGGCAACCGGGCGCTCGGCGAGGTTCATGCCGACCAGCTCGAAGTCCTGGCCGACAGCGACGGGGATCTTCTGACCGACACGCTGCGCGATCAGCTGGCGCGGTGGATCGTCGACTACAACCTGCCCGGGGCGGCGATCCCGTCCATCCGTCGCCTGCGGCCACAGAACGAGAAAGCGGCGGCCGAGACGCGCAAGACCAAGGCCGAGGCCGCCGAGGCGGTCGACCGGGCGATTGCCGCGATCGTCCGCCAGGCCGCGAAGTTCGAGGATGACCAGGTGGCGCGCGACTATATCGTCAGCTTCGATGTGACCGATCGCCTGTCGGACAAGACCATCGATGCGCTTGTTGCGGCCCGTCAGGATTTCGGCGCGGCCCCGGCGGCTCCAACCGATATCCTGAACCCGGGCGATCCGGCCGCCAATCCGGCCCAGTTCGCGGCCCTCGGGCTCAAAAAAAAACACTGACGGACCGACACGTCTGCTTCGCCGATCCTGACGGGCCGGTCGAGAAGATCACCGATCAGGCGATCGCCCTGGCTGGGGTGTATTTCACCAGGCGGATCGGGGAGGCCCGTCAAGCGATCCTGGACGCTGAGGATTTCGACGCGGCCTCGCGGGCGATCCTGGAGTTGGCCGCGCGCTGGACCCCCGATGCTCTCGCATCGCTTCTTGGGGATGCGCTAGAGCTTGCCGCCCTGTCGGGGCGTGAGGCGGTCTTTGCCGATCAGGACGATCCCATGGCCTTTGCCGATGCGTTGGGTGGCGTCACCTTCCGCGAGCAGATCGCCTACCTGACCCAGAAGCGTCCGAAACCCACGAAGGTCTGGACCGACGCAATGCATGGGGACCATGACCGCGCCTTCGTCATCGCGGGGGCCACGAACATAGCCATGCTCGAAGAGTTCCAGGCGGCCGTCATCGAGGCTGCCTCGACGCGCGACATCAAGGCGTTTGGCAAGGAGTTCGACCGGATCGTCGAGAAGTACGGCTGGTCCTACAATGGCGGGCGCGACTGGCGGGTGCGAACCATCTTCAACACCAATATCCGGACGAGCTACATGGCCGGGCGCCTGAAGCAGATGCGCGACCCCGACGTGGTCAAGCTCATGCCCTGGTGGCAGTATATCCACGCCGACACCCGCGTGCCCCTGAAGCCGCGCCCCGAACATGTGGGCTGGGATCACCTGATCCTTCGCTGGGACGATCCCTGGTGGGACAAGCATTTTCCGCCGAACGACTGGCAATGTTCCTGCGGCGTCCGGAGCCTGTCAGACGGGCAGTTGAAGCGGCTGGGGAAGGCAGGGCCCGACCAGGCGCCGCCCGACAGTCCCCGTCCGTTCATGCACAATGCCAGCGGCCAAACCGTGATGTTGCCCGAAGGGATCGGGTTCGGCTGGGACCACATGCCGGGCGATCTGTGGGAGCGGGGGTTGGTGCCGTCCGCACTCCTCGATGATCCCCTGGCGTCGCGGGTCGAGGACATCAAGGGTCAGCACCTGGTCGCAATTACCGAAGCCGGTCCGATCGAAGACCTCATTGCCAATGCAAAGCCGTTCGATGCCAAGGTGATGCCGCCCGGGCTTCCGATCGAGGACTATATTGCCGCCTTCCTGGAACCCTTCGGTGCGAAGCCGGGGGAAGCCGTTCTCTGGCAGGATGCCGCCGGCGGCCGGGTCATCATTTCGGACCAGCTCTTCCGCCGACCCGACGGGTCGTGGAAGGGCAACAAGCGCGGCCACGGCGATCACGCGGCGCAACTCGCCGAAGCGCTCTTGGATCCAGACGAAATCTGGATGGGCCTCAGGGAAGTGCCGGTCGAGGGCTTTCCAGGTGTCATGGAGTACATGGTCACGCGCAGTTACATTCGGCTCGATCCTGACACCGCGCTCTTTGCCCTGTTCGAGATTGGCCGCAGGAACTGGCTTGGGGTCACCGGTTATGCCTCCTTCAACCGGTCGAAACCGGATTTCCGGTATCTCGACGGCCAGCGGATCGGCAAGCTCATCTGGAAACGAAAATAGCGGCCCGGGTGCTCGGGCCGCCGCATTGCCACAGCTGTTAGGGCACACACCGCCTCACCGGGACAACGATCCCAACATAGCGCCGACGGAAGGAAAAATCAACGATGACCGGTTTCACGATCCAGATCGAGATCACCGAAAGCGAGGCGCGGGCCAATCTCGACGGCCTGCTCGATCGCATGGACAATCCGCGCCCCTTCTATCAGGCGGCGGGCGACCTGCTTGTCGGTTCGGTCGGCGAGAACTTCCGGCGCGAAGGCGCGCCCGACGGAACTGCCTGGACGCCGCTCCGGCCCGCGACGATCAAGGCGCGCCAGCGCCGTGGCCGCAGCGCCCTCGCGATCCTGCGCGAGACCGGCATTCTTGCGGGATCGATCTTTCACGAGGTCGCGGACGATGGCGTCCGTATCGGGTCACCGGTCAAATATGCGGCCATCCACCAGTTCGGCGGGACGATCGACATGCCGGCACGCTCGGGAAAGATTTACCGCACGCAGAACAAGGACGGCTCGATCGGGCGGCGCTTCGCCAAGCGCAAGAACAAGACCACCGTCGCGACCGACGTGTCGGTCGGCGCCCATCAGATCCGGATCCCGGCCAGACCTTTCCTTGGCATCTCACCAAACGACGAGGCCGACCTGATCGAGATCGCGCGGCGATGGCTCGAGATCGGCTGACGAAGGGGGCGCGAAAAATGGCCGCTGAGGGGCCACCTGTCGATTTGGCTGCCTCGGGTCGTCCGGAAGCGAGATGCCCCGTTAGCCCCCCGTTAGGATCGCAGCACGGGCCAAGTGCGGGGGTGCCCGACGCCGGGGATTGATCGGCGGGCGATAGCGGATCATGATGGGGTCGTTCCCCCGCCCCGAATTCAGCATCGGACGGACGCACGTCCGGTCGCATGGCCCCGCCCGGATATCGCATGGTCGTTCCAGCAATCACCTGGACGAACCCGCATGCCCACGACAGAGCCGCTCAAGGCCCGCATCGAAGTCTTCCGCCCCGGCACGTTCAAGCCGATGGGCGGCGAGCCGATCAGCTATTCGGCTGCCGACCTTCGGGCCATTGCTGATGCCTATGATCCGGACGCCGCCCCGGCGCCCGTGGTCGTGGGGCACCCGGACACCGATGCACCGGCCTTTGGCTGGGTCGAGCGGTTCGACTATGACCAGACCTCGGGACGGCTTTATGCCAACCTGCATCAGATCGACCCGACCTTCGCCGATGCGGTGAAGGGCGGGCGCTACAAGAAGGTCTCGATGGCCTTCTTCAGCCCCGAGCAGGGCCACAATCCGGTTCCGGGCACCTGGTATCCCAAACATGTCGGCTTCCTCGGCGCCGTGGCTCCGGCCGTCAGTGGCCTGAAGCCGGTGAAATTCTCGGCCGATGCCCCGGCTGGCGCGGTCTTTACCGCTTCGTTCGGCGAGCGCGGCTTTGAGGAAACGGCTTCACTCCTGCGGTCCTTGCGCGACTTCTTCATCGAGAAGTTCGGGATGGACGATGCCGACAAGGCCCTGCCGTCCTACCGGCTCGAATGGCTGTCCGAAATGGAGGTGCAGCCCGGCGATGGCCCCAGCACCGCCTATGCCGGTGCGGACAAATCCGCACCGCCCCAATCCCGCAAACCCGAGAAGGAGCCCGCTGTGACCCAGCAGTCCGATCCGGCCTTCGCCGCGCGCGAGGCCGACCTGAGCCAGCGCGAACAGGCGTTGGCCACCCGCGTGCGCGAGCTCGCCCGCGCCGACCATGTCGCTTTCGCCGAAAAGCTCGTCGCCGACGGCAAGCTGTTGCCTGCCTCGAAGGCGCAGGTCGTGGCGATCCTCGATGCGCTGCCGGACCAGCAATCCGTAGCCTTTTCCGAAGGCAGCGAGAAGCTGACGCCGGTGGCGGCGCTTCGCGCAGTGCTGGATGCGCAGCCGAGCGTCGTGACCTTCGGCCGTCAGGACATTCAGGAAGGTGCCGGAACAGGCCGTGCCGCCGCCTTCGCCGCCGATGGCAAGCCCGTCGATCCGGCCGGCATCGAAATCCACAACAAGGCGCTCGATTACCAGCGCCAGCACCCCGGCACGGACTATCTCGTCGCCGTGCGCGCCGTGTCCTGAGGAGGAAACCATGCAGTTTGTCCAAGATGTCCTGACCGTGACCCTCACCTCGACGAGCCTCTGCTCGGCCTATGATCTGGTGGGCTATAACGGCGCGCTGATCACCGCCGCCGACCAGCCCGTCGTGGGCGTGGCCAAAAGTCCCGTCACGGTGGTGGGCGATCTGCTGCCGGTCGTGGTCCTGGGCGTAGCCCGGGTCAAGGCGGTCGGTGCGATCGCCCTTGGCGCGAAAGTCGTCTCGGCCGCCGCCGGTGGCGTCCAGACCCAGGGCGCGGGCGTCAACCCGTTCGCGACCGCCCTCAACGCCGCCCTCGACGGCGAATTCGTCGACATCCTCATCCGCTAAGGAGCGCTTTCATGCCCGTCGTCAATACCCGCACCGCCGCTGTGATCGATCCGATCCTGTCGACCTATGCCCGCGGCTACCGCAACCAGGAATTCGTGGCGGGCGCACTTTTCCCGCGCGTGACCATCCCGAACCGTTCGATGCGCGTCCTGCGCTTTGGCAAGGAAGCGTTCCGGATGGTCAATACCCGCCGGGCGCCCGGCGCCGACAAGAAGCGCATCCAGTATGGCTATGCGTCGGACCCGATCTCGCTCGTCCAGGATGCGCTCGAAGGCCTCGTGCCGATCGAACATCAGGAAGAGGCGATGTCGGTCCCGGGCGTCGACCTCGGAAAATCGGCCGTCAACATGGTCCTCGATGTCGTCGACCTGAACCTCGAATATGACAGCGCCCAGCTGGCGCGCAATGCGGCGAACTATGGCGCGTCCAACAAGCTGACCATGGTCGGCGCCGCGCGCTGGACCAGTGCGAGCTCGACGCCGAATACGGATGTGCAGGGCGCGCAGGAAGTGATCCGCCGCTCGATCGGCCGCTATGCCAACACGATGGTGATCGGCCCGACGGTATTCAACGCGCTTCGCAACCACGTGGCCGTCCGCGACCAGTTCAAATACACGAGCAAGGACAGCATCACCGAAGACATGCTGGCGGCCTACTTCAATCTGAAGAAGGTTGTTGTCGGCAAGGCGGTGTCTCTGGCGCAGACGGCGCCCGACACGGCGCTGGCCACCGACATCTGGGGTGACGACGCGGTTCTCGCCTATGTCCCCGAGGCCGGCGACACCTTCCAGGTGCCGTCCTACGGCTATACCTATCAGCTTTCGGGCTATCCGCAGGTGGAGGCGCCTTATTTCGAGCGGTCGAATGACAGCTGGATCTACCCGACCAAGACCGAGCGCCGGCCCTACCTGACCGGTCCCGAAGGCGGGTTCCTGTTCACCGACGCCGGCAAGTAAGGGGGTCACCGATGGACAAGGTCACTGTCAGGATTGTCAGCCCGGCCAAGCTGGGCGCGACGATTTACATGCCGGGCGAGGCCGAGGTCGACGCCGACACGGCCGCCGCACTCGCGGCGGCGGGCATCCTGGCCACAGGCGATGAGCCGCCGGCCACCAGCGATGAACCTGCCGTCGTCTCACTGACGGCAAGCGAGATCGATCAGCTGGTGGCGCATCGCGCCCAGGTGATCGCCGACACCATCGTCGCGTCGGCGGTGGAGCGTTCGGTTGCCGCGCTGACCGCGGAACGCGACGACGCTGTCGCCCGTGCTGCGGCTGCCGAAGCCCGGCTGGCCGATCTCGAAAAGCCACACGACGTGAGCAGCAAAGCCGCTGAGGCCGGTTCCCCCCCGGCCGAGAAAACCCCGAAAAGGGGCGCGGCCGCCAAGGGCTGATTTGAGCCCCTCGCGTGGGGCGGCTGAAAGGTCGCCCCACGCATACGAGATCCATGCGAAAGCCCGGCGTCGATCCTCTCTGTAAAGCCGAGAACGCGGCATGGGCGGGGAGCCGGGTGAGTAGGTCGCCGGGGACGGTCCCGGACGCGAACGTCGCAAGGGGGCGTGACTGCCGGGAGAGACCGGCACCACAACGTCAGAGGATCCGCAATGACCGCCAAGGTGACCGAACATCAGGGGCTGCCCGTTTCAGGCTATCGGCAGCCGTCATCAGCGGCCATCGACATCGTCAATGCCAACAAGGCCCAGGAAGAACGGATCCTGCGGGTCATGGATTGGCTTGCGGATCACCCCGACATCGACAGGCGTTGGCTGGCGATCGCACGGACGCAGATCGAGCAGGGCTTCATGGCGTTCAACCGGGCGGTCTTCCGGCCCGCACGGGTCAGCTTGGCTGAAGATGCGCCCGAGGGTGGGCAATGAGCTATGCGAGCCTCTCTGATCTGGCCGCACGGGTCGGAAACACCGAGCTTTGCCAGATTGCCGATCGTGACCGCGATCTGATCCCCGACCAGCCCGTCGTCGATGCGGCACTGGTGGATGCCGACAACCTGATCAACGGCTATGTCGGATCGAAATATGACGTGCCGCTCGCTGCGGTTCCGGACCTGGTGCGCACCTGGGCCGTGTCAATCGCGCGCTACATCCTGCATCGCAATGGTGCCCCGGACCATGTCACCCAGGATTACAAGGATGCGGTTGCCGCGCTGAAGGACGTCGCTGCGGGCAAGATTGCCCTGCCGGTCAGTGCTGGCGCATCGCCGCTGCAAGCGGGCGGCAACCAGGTCATGAGTGCGACACCGGCCGAGGTCTTCACCGCTGATCGGCTGAGGGGCTGGTGATGCTGCAACTGATCGTCGAGCGCCTGAATGCCGCCGCAGGGCTGATCTCGGTCGAGATTGCCGAGGATATTGACGCCATGGCAGCGCGCGCGGGCCTCGTCGAAAGCGGCTCGGTCATCGTCATGCCCTACCGCGAGGCCGCCGAGCCGAATGTGCTGGCCACCGGCGGTCATCGCCAGCGCGTCCGGGTCCAGTTCCTGACCGGGATCGTGATCCGCCACTATGACGACGCAATGGGCGCCGAGCGCGCCAAGGGCTTTGATGACCTGAAACTGGCTGTCGAGCAGGTGCTGACTGGCTGGGAGCCCGACCCCTACGCCGAACCCTGTTCCCTGGTTGGCGGCGAGAGCAGCCCCGTGGTCACGGGTGTCAGCATCTACGTCCAGACCTGGGAAACCGCCCGATATCTGACAGGAGCCTGATCATGACCAATACGCCACTGCCGCTGCCGTCCGAGGGGGGCAGCTACACAAGAGACGACAAGGGCAGGCTGGTTCCGACCCAGCCTGAACCCAAGCCGGAAACGGCCATCCGCAAACCCGATGTGAAGGAGGGCTGACATGCCTTTGAAGTGGAACCGCAAGGTCATCCTCGCCAAGATCGAGGCGACCTATGGAACGGATGCTGCGCCGACTGCCGCCGCCAACGCCGTGCTGGCGATGAATGTCCAGCTGCAGCCCATGGAAGGGCAGGACGTCAGCCGGGATCTCGAGCTCACCACGCTCGGGCCGCAGGCGACGGTTCCTGTCGAGGTCCATACCAAGCTGACGTTCGAGGTCGAGTTGGCCGGATCCGGGGTGGCGGGCACTGCGCCGGCATGGGGCGCGCTTCTGCGGGCCTGCGCGGTCGCCGAGACGATCGCCGCCGGCGTCTCGGTCACCTACAACCCGGTGAGTGCCACCCATGAGAGCGCCACCTTCTATTTCTGGGTGGAGAATACGAAATATGCCCTGGTGGGCGCGCGGGGCACGGCCACGCTGAAGGTCGAAGCCCAGAAGGTGCCGAAACTCGCCTTTACCTTCACCGGCCTTTTCACCCAGCCTGCCGAGGTCGCACAGGTCGCACCGACAATGACCGCCTGGCAGAAGCCGATCGTTGCCACCAAGGCCAACACCCCGGTCTTCACCCTGAATGCCCAGAGCCTTGTTCTCAGGTCGCTCGAACTTGATCTGGCCAACGAGGTGGTCGGCCGCTTCCTGATCGGGTCTGAGGCTGTTCTCATCACCCAGAAGTCCGAAAAGATGACGGCCACGATCGAGGCCGTGCCGCTGACGACGCTGAACCCCTACGCCCTGGCGCTCGCCCAGACGGCCGTGCCGCTGGTGCTGACCCACGGGCTTGGCGCGGGCAAGGTCATCAGCCTGAGTGCGCCCCTGGCGCAGATCCAGCGGCCCTCGGGCCTTGCCAACCAGCAGGGCATCGTCGAATGGCCCCTGACCCTCATCCCGCAGGTCAACATTGGCAATGACCAGTGGACCATCACGCTGACCTAAGGAGAAGGCATGTTCAAGGTGATTGAAGACCCCGAGTTTGTCGAAGAGGTGCGCGTTGACGTCCCTGATGGTGCCGGCTGGCGGCAGGACATCCTGAAGACGCGCTTTCGGGCTTTGCGCGTGAGCGACCTCGACATGCTCGAGAAGGACGGCGGAGCGGCTGCGGTTCTGGACCGTGCCGTGGTGTCCTTTGACGACCTGGCCGACCAGGATGGCAAGCCGGTCGATGGCGATGGCCCGTGGCGCGCCCGCCTTCTGGAATATGCCTTCGTCCGCACCGCACTGCTGCGCGCCTACTACGTTGCCCAGGCAGGGCTGCGCTCGGGAAACTCCGGGCCTTCGGCCGCGCCTGGGCAAGGGGCGAGCTGAGGGGGGCACAGGAAGATGAAGCGGCGCGCGACGCAAAGCGGTTCGGCCTCGAGCCGCCGCCTGCCCAGGAGGGGTTCGGCCTTTGGGCCGAACACGTCCATGCGGCGCGTGCCTTCATCGCCGTGGACACGCAATGGCGGGTGGCGGCCGGAGGTGCCGGCATGGTTCTGATCGGGCTTGACTATACCGCTGTCAGGATTGGCCTGCGCGCCCAGGGGCTCGCGCTCGATCCTGACGGGTGGGTGGCACTTCGCCAGATCGAGGCCGGCGCGCTCGACGCCATGAACGAGGCACGGTCATGACCGCCTTCAACGTCTCGATGCTGCTGACGGCCAATGCCGATCAGGCGAAGCGCGAGCTGAAGGGCGCGTCAGCCGACGTAGAGTCGTTCGGATCGGCGGCGCGCGCGGCCGGTGCGGCGGCTGCGGCCGGTCTGAAGGTTGCCGAAGCGGAAATCGCCAAGCTGGCGACGGAGTTGGGCACCTTACGATCGCGGCTCGACGCATCCCTTTCTGCCGAGCGGCAGGCTGTGGCGCAAATGGCCGCGCTGACGACCAAGGTAAACGAACTGGAGGCGGCGCTTGGCCGAGGGCGCGGCCGGGGTGCAGGAGGGGCAGGCGGGGCTATCGGCAACCTCGTCGCCCAGTTCAATGATGTCGGCATGATGCTGGCGGCGGGTCAGTCGCCGCTGCTCTTGGCCGCACAGCAGGGCACCCAGATCAGCCAGGTGCTTGGACCCATGGGCGCGCGCGGTGCCGTTGCCGCCCTTGGCGAGGCCTTCCTCGGCATGCTGAACCCGGTCAATATGACCGTCTTCGCGGCCGTTGCTGGCCTCGGGCTTATGGGAACTGCACTGCGCGGGCTCACGGGTGAGACCAAGTCCGCAGAAGATGCGTTCGGCGATCTCGACACATCCCTGAAGAACTGGCGCACCGAAGCGGGCACCGGCGTCGACGATCTGGCGCGCCAGTTCGGGAAGGTGACGCCCGAGATCATCGAGATGCAGCGCCAGATCACAAATCTGGCGCTGACCGACACGCTCATCAAGGCAGCCGGTGCCGCCGAAAGCTTCGGCAATTCACTGAATGCGGGCTTCTTCGATTTCAGCACGCGAACCCAAAAGATCGCGGGCCTGCTCGGGACGGACGAATTTACCAAGGGTGTCTTCCAGAGCCTGACGCCGCAGGTCGAGGAATTCCAGAACCTCCTGAAGACGGTCTCTACATCCGAAAGTTTCGGCGAACAGATCGCCGCGCTCGACCGGATACAGGCGTTGCTCGTTCAGTCAGCGGGCAGTTATCGCAAGATGAACGACGAACAGCGGTCTGTGTATCAGAATTCGGTCGCCATGGAGCGGCAGTTGCGCCTCGTGCATGCGGCCGAGGAAGGGATCGGCTCTGCGCAGGAGGTGTCCAAGAACCGCGCCGAACAGATGCTCGCCACGCTCAATGACGAGGCGAACGTGCGTCGGCAAGCCGCCCTCTGGGGCAAGGACAGCGTCCAGGCAGCCGAAGCCCGGGTCGAGGCCGAGCGCCGCACCTTTGAGACGACGCTTGCCAGCCTCGATGTGAATGAGCAGCTGAAGGCCAGTCTCAGGGATGCCTGGGACGCCGCGAACGGCCTGCAAGGCAGTGCTGGCGACGCAGCGTCCGCCCTGCTGAGTGCGGCGGGCGCCGGTGCCGAAACCCAGCGGGCAATCAAGGACGCCTGGGATCTGCTGACCGGGGCGGCCGATGCGACGAACGTCTGGGCTTCCGCCATGTCGGGTGTCGCAGCCGAGGTGCGCGGCATCGGTGCAGCCCTGGGATCGCTTGGCGCGGCCGGGATCGCCAACGCGTCAAAGGAAATAGAGATCGAGGCGCTGCGCTCGGGCAAATCGGTGGCCGAGGCACGCCGAACCGTGCAGGAAGACCAGATCCGGCAGGACGGCGCAGCGCAGGCCCGGGCGGCACAAAGTGGACTTGAGCGCCTTGAGGTCCGGCTTGCGACCGAAGAAAAGCTGCGGGGGGTCGCCCTTGACCGGACGCTGGACGAGGAGCGCCAGGCCGCCACCGAACGGGACCGGATTGCCAACCGGGGATCTTCGTCAGCGTCTTCGTCATCGCGCAAGACCGATGGAGGCCAGAGGCTGATCAGTTCGCTGCAGCGCGAGCTTGAGATCCTGAAGGCCACCGATCCGGTCGAAAAGGAGATGATCCGCAACCGTGAGGCACTGGCCAACGCAACCGAGGCCGAGAAGCTGAAGGTTCGGGAACTGATTGCCGCAAAGCAGCAAGAAGCGAATGTGCAGCAGCAGGTGAAGGACGCGTGGGAGTTCAGCAAGCAGTCGGCCTTTGACGCGCTTGATGCGCTGATCGTCCAGGGCCAGAGCGCCTCGGACGTCATGGCCAACCTTGCGAAATCCATTGCTTCGGCGCTGCTGCAATCGGCGCTTCTTGGCACCGGACCGCTCGCGGGCCTGTTCGGCGGGTCTGGCACGGGGCTGTTCAGCATGATCGGCGAAGCCTTCGGCATCCCGGCCAACGCGGACGGCGGTTATATCACCGGTCCGGGCGGGCCGCGCGATGACAAGGTGTTGAGCTGGCTCTCGAACGGCGAATATGTCGTCAATGCCGATGCCACATCGCGCCATCGCCCATTGCTCGAGGCCATCAACAGGGCACCGAAGTTCGCCGCAGGCGGGATCGTCGGTGGCGGGTCAGGAGCCATCGCCGCACGTGGCAGTCAGGCCGGTCAGGCGGGCCAGCCGATCATCATCGACCTGCGGCTGACCGACGATCTGGACGCGCGCATTGCCTCGGCATCGCAGGACGTGTCGGTCCGCGTCCTCAAGGGCGGTCTGGAGGAATATGACACCAAGGTTCTGCCGCGCCGGATGAAGGCAATCGGGGCCGATCCGAGGAGGGTCGGATGAGCCTGTCCTATCCCCTTTCGCTGGGCGCCTTCTGGGATCTTCTGCCGATCTCGACCGTCGTCATGGATTGTGCGCCACAGCTCGAGACGTCCGGCACCGGCGCTGGTCAGCAATTGATCCGCGAGGTCGCCCCGGCCCTTTGGCGTGGCTCGGTCACGCTTGGCCGCATTACCCCCACTGAGGCCGCCGATGTGATGGCCCTGATCGATCTTGTGCGACAGCCGGGAGCATCATTCCTGGCTTGCGATCTGACCCAGCCCTGTCCGGCACTCGACCCTGACGGCAGCGTTCTTGGTGTGGCCACGCCCGCCGTCCAGGCGATGACCGCCAGCCACCGCGAGTTGAAACTGACGGGCTTGCCCGCGAATTATCAGCTGCGTCGCGGCGACATGGTCGGGGTCACATGGGGGGCCTCGCCGCTTCGCTACGGGCTGCACCGGATCGTGGTCGCCGCAGATGCGGATGCCTTCGGCCAGACGGGATGGATCGAGGTCGCCCCGGCCCTGCCAGCGGCGGTGACGGTTGCTGCGCAGGCCACGCTCGCGCGGCCCGCCATCAAGGCGATCATCGTGCCGGGATCGGCCCGTGCCGGGACACTGCGTCGCGGCCTTTTCGAAGGCGTGTCCTTCGATTTCATCCAGACGATGAGGTAAAAGTTGCGCTCACTGCCTGCCGCCGTCGCCTCGTTTCTGTCCGCCCGACCCGATGCGGTCAGGGTCCACACGCTTGTCTGGATCACCGGCCAGGACCGTGCGACGGGCCTGCCGCAGTCGATCGGTCTTTGGAATGGCCTTGACAACCAGCAGTTCGATGTGGGCGGCCTGCGTGACTATTACGGCGCAGGCAATATTCTGGGTCTTGACCGGATCAACTATGGCACGGGCCTCGATGCCCGCATGCACACGCTGACGCTGGCGGCGATCTCGCCCGAGGTCGAGCAGGCGGTGCGCGCCTATGATGCGCGCCTCGCGCCCGTCGAAGTGCACGGCCTGCTGATCGACCCGCTTTACAACACGATCGTCGGCACGCCCTGGCTGGCCCTCAGGGGCTGGGTCGACGAGGTCGAAATCCGCACCCCGGCCGTCGGCGGCGAAGGCGGGATCGATCTGCGGATCGCCTCGGCCAGCCGGGCGCTGACCCGCACGCTCGCCCTGAAGCGCGGCGATGCGAGCCAGCAGCTGCGCGGCGGCGACCGATTTCGCCGCTATGCCGAAATCTCGGGCACCGCCACCGTAGCATGGGGGGAAACATGACCCTCGTTCGGCGATCCGATTGGCGGAGCCAGCTCTCGGCCTGCGTCGTGAAGGCGCTGAAACAGCCCTTCGAATGGGGCCGACACGATTGCGCGCTTTTCGCCGCCAATGCCATTCTGGCGATGACGGGCGAAGATCTGGCGCGTGGCTACCGTGGCCGATACCGCACCGCCGCCGGCGCGGCCCGCACCCTGCAAAAAGAGGGCTTCGGCTCGTCAGAGGCCCTGGCCGAGCAGCTCTTTGACGAAATCGCCCCCGTCCTTGCGGTCGATGGCGACATCTGCCTGGTGGACGGCCCCGAAGGCCCGACACTCGGCATTGTCCTTGGTGAGGTCATCGCCGCCCCCGGCCCGGAGAGCCTTAGGTTCCTGCCGCGTCAGTCCGCCGTTCGCGCGTTCCATCTGCCTTTTGAAGGGGAGGACCGCTAATGCCTCCCGTGATCGCCGGAATTGGCGCACTCGTTTCGTCTATCAGCACGTTCGCAGCAAGTTCGTGGCTTGCCGGCTTTGCCGTCCGTGTCGTGCTGTCGCTTGGCTTTTCGGCGCTGGCGCGCGCCCTTGCGCCCAAACCGAAGGCCCAGCAGCAGGGCATCAAGTCTGAGAGCACCCAGACCGGCGGGACCGACCCGCAGGCGTTCATCATCGGCCGCTATGCGACCGGCGGCCAGCTGGTCGCGCCACCCATGACGCACGGGTCGGTTGGCAAGACCCCCAATGCCTATCTGACCTATGTGATTGCGGTCAGCGATGCGCCAGGGGCCACGCTGTCGCGCCTTTTCATCAATGGCGAGCCGGCGGCGATCGGCGGCGCGGTGGACCCCAACTATGGCACCCCGGTGACCTACAAGGGCAAGGGCGGCGGCGCTTGGGTCAAATGGTACGATGGCACCCAGACCAGTGCAGATCCGATGCTGATCGCCAAATACGGCACCCATGCGCAGCGACCCTGGCAGGCGGACATGATCGGCCGGGGGACCGCCTATGCGATCCTGACCTTCAGGTTCGACCATGAGCTTTACAAAGGGTTTCCGTCCGTCAGGTTCGAGATCGACGGCATACCGCTCTATGATCCGCGCAAGGATCCGACCATGGGCGGTGTCGGCGCTCAAAGCTGGGCCAACCCCTCGACCTGGGCGAAAACTGATAATCCGGCGGTCATGGCCTATAACATCCTGCGCGGCATCGCCTTGCCGGGCGGTGATGTCTGGGGCGGCGGCTGGGCGGCCGGCGATCTGCCTGTCGCGAACTGGATTGCGGCCATGAATGCGGCTGATCAGCCGGTGGCGCTGGCCGCAGGCGGCACTGAGCCGAGCTACCGGGCGGGGTTCGAGGTCGGGGTTGACCATGAACCGGCGGATGTCATCGACGAACTCTTGAAGACCTGTGCGGGCCGCGCGGCAGATGTTGGCGGCACCATGAAGATCGCCGTGGGCTCCCCAGGGTTTCCAGTCATGGCGATCACCGATGCCGATATAATCGTGACGGACGAGCAGAGCCATGCGCTTTTTCCCTCGCTCGCCCAGACGCACAATGGCGTCCATGCCACCTTCCCGGATCCGGCTTCGGTCTGGGAAAGCCGCGATGCACCGCCGCGCTATGACACAGCGGCAGAGGCCAGGGACGGCCGACGCCTGATTGCGACCGTGCCGCTGCCAGCCTGCCCCTATGCCGGACAGGTGCAGCGCCTGATGGTCGCATGGGTCAAGGAAGAACGACGGTTCCGCCGCCATCAGCTTGTGCTGCCGCCCGATGCAACCATTCTTGAGCCCCTTGATGTCATCTCCTGGACCAGCGTCAGGAATGGCTATTCGGCCAAGCTCTTTGAAGTGGCAGAAATCGCCCATGATCCGATCAGCCTTTTGCAGCTGGTCAGCCTGCGCGAGGTCGATCCGACCGACTATGACTGGAACACCGCCCTGGAACTGCCGTGGGTTGCACCTGTGTCGGGCACCAATCTGCCGCCCCCGCAGGTCGTGCCGATGTTCGCTGCGACCGGCATCACGCTTGATGATGCCGCCGGTGTGCCGCGCCGCCCGGCGATCGTTCTGACGTGGGACGGATCGGGGCAGGATGACGTTTCGGCGCTGGAATATGAACTGCGCGTGCAGGGCCGCACTCAGGTCATGAGCGGCGCGACCCTGTCCGTTGCGTCCGGAAGCCATGTGATCTCGGCCGGTCTTCTGCCTGATACGATCTACGAGGCACGCGCGCGGTTCATTGCACCCCGCCCGGTGCTCTGGACCAGTTGGCAGGTGGCGATCACCCCGCAGACCTTCATCTCGCTGCCGGATTTCGGGGCCATCGATCAGCTGTTCACCGCGGCCGGAATAGCGCCCCCGCATGTTGTGACCACGCTTCCCGTCGGCAACCCGAATGGCTGGGGTGTAATTTTCCTGACGGCCGACAGCAAGCTTTACCGTTGGAACAGCACGACCGGCGCCTGGGTCACCACCGTCGATGGCAGCGATATCGCCGTAGGCACAATTGATGATACCCACATGGCGGTCGGGAGCGTCGATGCAAATCGCCTGCGGGTTGGCACTGTCGTTGCCGGGCTCATCGCCGCCGGTGCCGTAAAAGCCGCGAACATGATCATAGACGGTCTTCTCCAGATCGACGCGACCAGCGCGGGCTTTGCCATGGGCAAGGCGAGCGCCGCCGATTTCGCGAGTGACGGGATCTACATGGGTCGCGATCTGCGTTCCAACGGCAGCCTGGGCTATGCCTTCCTGATGGGGACCACGATCGCAGGGATCAGCCGCTATCTGCAATCTAGCGCGGACAACGGGCTTCAGATGGTCAACGCCTCCTACTATCATCTGGCCTCGACCTCCGTCGGAATGGTCAATTACACCGCCAGCCAGACCTTGGTCCTTGGGGTCGGAACCAAGTCCATGTCGCTTGACCTTCAGGGTGGCGGCGGGGGCGGCAGCGGTTACGGCGGTGCGCCGGGCGGTGCCGGTGGCGCGACCATCGTCCAGCTTTACGATGGTGCCACCAACACCGGCATTTCATGGTCGGTGAACGGGGGCGGCGGTGGCCTCGCCGCCGGGACGGGCACCACCACGTCCGGGCAGAGTTCTCCTTATGGGACTGGCGGTGCCGCTGGCGGCAACGCCTATTCCTATAACTATGGCGCGCACGGCGACTTCACGGCCTACGTGCCGAACATGCCCGCAGGGAATGCAAGCGGCTATGGCGCGGGCGGCGGTGGCTATGGCAACCGGAACAGATACGGCAGCAACGGCGGGGCTGGTGGCGCCGCCGGGGTCCGCCAGACGATCCTCAATATCGACGTATCTGCCTATGCTGATCCTCGACTGGTGATCACCGTCGGTGCGGCCGGGTCAGGGTCTGGCGGCGGTGGGGCGGGATCGCAAGGGTTGGCCGCCGTGGCCAGATATTCCACGGCCCTGATCGAGGCCGGTGTCGTCCCGCTCGCCCCGACCGCTGTCGGTACCTTTACAAAGCCCGCGAATACCACGGGGACCGGGGTCTTTCCGAACCTCGGTCCGGGACTGTGGGTGGTGACCCGCGTTGGCGGTGGCGCACTGGAATTCAACCTCCAGCCTTTGGCCACGGCTGCTCACCAGATCGAATGCGGGGCGGCTTCGAGCGTGACCTTCGTGACGGACGGTGCACCGAACCTGTCCTATTCAAGCGGCAACGCGATCACGCTGCGCTATGCGTTCCACAGGATGAAACTCTGATGCGGCTCTATTATGACGAGATCACCGGCGATGCCAAATGGACCTATGACGGATCGCCAGAGAGCGCCCCACAGGGTGCGTATGTCGAGTTGGCAGGCGATCCGCCGATCCTGAACGGGCTGAAGGTCGTCAATGGCCAGCCGGTCTATATGGACCTTCTTGCCCTGAAGCGCGAGGTGGTTGCCAAGATCAATGCCCGGGCCGGGGCGGCGCGCGCGACCTTCATCACCGTCCTGCCCGGTCAGGACATGCTCTATCTGGAAAAGCGTGGCGAGGCGGTGGCCTATGTGGCTGCCAACCCCGAACCCACGACCCTTGGTGGCTTTCCGTTGCTGGCAGCCGAGGTCGGCCCCGGACTGACCGCACCCACCGCTTATCAACTTGCGCAGATCTGGCTCTACATGGGCGAACAGTGGAAGCTGGCCGCCGGGCAGATCGAGACCGCGCGGTTGGGCGCAGTCTATGCGGTCGAGGCGGCAGCAACCGAGGCAGAGATCGCCGCCATCGAAGCGGCTTACGTGGAGGCCCTGTCATGATCCGCTGGATCCTGCGCCTCTGGCACACGCCATCGAGCTTTCCGGGCAAGCCTTGGGGCTATGCGCTGAACCAACTCGGCCACGGCTATGTCATTGGCGGGCTTCCTGCCGCTATCTGGGGGCCGTCCGCACTTCTGCCGCTGATCCTTGGCTACATCGCGATCGTCGAGCTGCCGCAGTTTCTGTTCTGGGGCGGCGATCCGGCCGATGGCCTTGAAGACAGCGCCCACGTCGCAACCGTCGCAGTTGCCATCGCCCACGGCCTTTGGCCGGCGCTTGCGGCCCATGCCCTTTTCGTCGCGGCCGGAGTGGCCGCGCGCCTTGAAACCGGAGATCACGATGGACATTGAAATCAAGCGCGGCGATGCGCTCGCACTCGACATCACACGGGTCGATGCGTCAGCAAATCCGATCAGCCTGACCGGGATGACAATCACCAGCCAGGCGAAGATCAGCGGTTTCGCGGCGAACCTGACGGTGACCATTGTCAACGCCGCGCTCGGGCAAATCCGGCTGAGCGCCACAGCCGCCGCGACGGCCGCCTGGCCGATCGCGCGCCTCTCCTGCGATGTGAAATACGATGCGGGCGGTGGCTCGATTGTCCGGTCTAAGACCTTCACGCTGAAAGTGGTGCAGGAGATCACGACGTGATGATCCAGCTGCAGGACCAGGCCGCCCAGAACCAGCCGCTTGTCGTTGGCGTCGGCGACGGCACGATGACAGTGCGGGTGAAAACCGTTGTGGGATCGAATACGCCCGCAGCGCCGTCGATCACCACCGCCGGGGCGATCAGCCCGGCCAGCGGCGCGGTCGGCACGGTATTCACCCTGACCCCGCCCTCTGCCTCGGGCAACCCGGCGCCGACGATTACCCTGACCGCATTGACCCAGAATGGCGTCAACTTGCTGGGTCAGGTCAGCGGCAACAGTTTCACCTCGACTGCGACCGGGCCTCTGGTGGCGACCTGGACAGCCTCGAACGGGGTCAACCCGACTGCA